TTTTTTTTCATTTTTAAAATAATATTTGTATTATATAAAAATGCTTACTCAACGTTTATTCGAATATATGCCTCATATAGGACTTGTCCTAATTTTACTTGGAATGATATTTGGTATTGTTTCATTTATCAACGTAAAAACTCTTGATTTTAAAACTGCTAGCCCATCTCAGGTCTCTAACGACGTCTCATCTGCTATAACAGCACAGAAATACGAAGTTTTATCTAACGTGTGTTTAGTTTCTGGTACAGCCCTCTTAATCGGTGGTCAATTAAATAAACAAACATAATTATCTCCTATTTTATAACTTAATATAATTATAAAATAAATTTATTATCTTCTAATAGAACGTCTTATACTTCTTCTTATTCCTTTCCTATCTCTTCTATTTAAGTTGCGTCTAAAAGGATTCCGTCTCAAACCTTTATAATGTCTAATTCCGTAAAATGGTGAAAATTTCGGGTATAAACTAGTTGGATAATAAGGATCTTTATATTGAACATTATAAACATTTATTTTCTTATTACATTCTTTTTGACAATCTTGTTCACTTTTATATAATCCATTAGGTTCGGTTGTTTTTTCACATGAATTATTAACACAATTGTATCTATATTCTAACACTTTGTTTTTTACACTCATAGAATATAAGTCTGTATTGTTACCTTTGTCTTTATTATCACCTTTTTCTTTATTATCACCTTTTTCTGTATTGTTACCTTTGTCTTTTACACTCATAGAATATAAGTCTGTGTTTTTACCTTTTTCTTTATTATCACCTTTTTGTAATATTATATATATAAAGACAGACATTAAAAATAATATAAATATAAACATTATAAATATTATTTTGCTATTTTGTTGTTCCATTTATTTAATATAATAATTAAAATACAAAAAATATTATATTAAATAAATGGCTAGTATAATTCCGTTTATTGATCAATATCATATACATAAAAATTTTGAGTGTAATAAACCTCAAAAACCCCTTAAAAATAGTATAATAGATATAATTTATAACCATAAAGATCTTACTATATTTGCATCTATAATGAAAAAATATGAAAATATTCATAATTTGATAGATGACTACAATGAATATACTTTATTTGTACCATCAGATTCTGAAATGTATAAAAAATATACAGAAGATGAAATTAAATATATAAAAGAATCTTTAGAAACAGATACGTGTATTAATATTATTAAATTTTCGTTGTTAAAACGTCGTTTATCAAACATTGATTTTACATCTAATACATCTTTTACTGTTCCAACATTTAACCGACAAACCGCTTTATTAGTTGAAAATACGTCCGGTATTACAGTTCTAAATAATACTTCTAAAGTTATTCATTGGAATCAAAATGCTACTAATGGTATAATACATATTACAGATAATATTATTATGCCCTACAATTAATAATCAAATGATATTTTATATGTATATCCTATTATAATAGTTATCGAAAATAACGCTAAAATATATATTATCTTTGATAATATATTATACATATTTTTTTTAGAATAAAATAATGTTAACATAAGTTCATTTACACCTAAAGCTACTGTTAACGTTAAAGAGTATAATACTATTTTAAATATATTATCTTTTGTACTATACTTATGTTTTTCTTCTTTTGTCATTATTTATTATATATAATATAATTTTATATAATATACGTACATATATTTACATTTGTTTCATTTAGTTTAAATATCCCTTTACACTCATATATATTACATATATATTTATCTGTATGAATTAAACAGTCTGAAACGAATTGTTTCTTTTGTGTCGTTTTTATATTCTCATTATAAAAGTCTCCGATCTTTCTTTTTCTATTTATTTTTACTTTATGTATATTTTTTACTTTTTTTACTATTGGATTAAAGTCTAAATGATTATATTTACGTTTTAAATATTTATTATATGTGTATTGACTCATTTATACTTATTATAAATTAACATTATTTAAATCCAATTTTAATTGTAATATAAAAATATATTAGCTTCTTATAATAAATGAACAAAAGATTTATAGAATTAGTTTCTTCTCGTAGAAACCGTAAAGAATACCCAAATCCGTCAGAATTTGAGGTTGTATTAGCAGGTGGGAATAGTCATAATGATAGAAATGACCCCGTTTCAAAATATTCAAGTATTATTAAAGTAAATTATACTGTAATAAAAGGATGTGAATATAATATCGAGTATAATGATTCAAATACCCAAACTAAATTTGTTGTCGAAATTAATTATAAACAATATATAGATCCAAAAAATCCTTATAGTAAAAGAAACTATTACGCAGGATTCCCTATGCAGATTTCTACAAATGTGAATATAAGAAATAATACTTTAATTCTTGAAACTGGAACAGAATTTAATTTAACTAGTAATGCTGCCTTAGATTATACTATCAATGGTATTACTAGTTTTGTTCCTGTTCCAGCTGGAACTTATACATTAAATTCTCTTATTACTACTCTAAATGATAATAATGGTGGTTTTGGAAGTTGGAGTTATGATAGTATTTCAAATAGAGTAGAATTTGAATGTATTTCGGGTGGTGTTGATGTTAATGGTATTGATTTCCTTGTTGGTGGAACTCCTTCTATTATGAATATACTTGGATTTAATCTTCCTGTAAATTGTCCTACTGGTATTGGTTCTTTAATTGAAGCACCTTCTGCTCCTACATATTTAGAAAATAGTGTTTTCAATATTGAAATAACCCCAGGTCAATATACAGCACAAACATTATTAGATGATGTCGTTGCTGGAATTCAAAGTTATATAACAGGGACTATTACAGGGTCAATTAACGCTGCTGGTAAAGCAGAATTCACGGGTGCCACTCAAAGTTGGAGATTTAATTATTCACCAGTTGCTGACTTAATTGGATGGGATACTTTCGATACTGAGTTTAATATAAGTCCAGTTACAGGAGATAATGTCATCTTAACACCTCCTAATTATCCATTTATTGTAAAGTCTTCAGAATTTATTAATAGTTACGAAGACAATGGTGGTGAAACTTATATAAGATTTTGGTTTACTATAGATAGTGATTTAGGTACAACTTTGCCTACTAGCGGTAGTTTACCAATAGATCATCGTGGGTTGGTGAATAATACTACAAAAACTCTATGGTTACCAGAATCAATAGAAACTGATAACTATTATAATTCATATAAAATATTACTCGATCCTGATGATAGTCAATCTAATTTTAAAGATATTTTATCTTATGATGGCGAAACACACGTTATTGGAATAGATACAGATTCTGTCTTAACTGGAATAAAGAAAGTGGGGATATATAAAAATATACCCCAGATTATAACTTTAAGTCTTGAACAACCAAAACCATCAAAGGTTTTTACTGTAGCAACTGTTAAAGATACATATAAAATTGGAGATTACTTAGGAAATTATAAAAATTTAACAAATTATTATAAAGTAATTTCAATAAGTGAAGATGAAAAAGAGATTACTGTAGATAAAAATATAGAAGAAAACGACAAGGAATCTTTTGAAATTTTACCGATAACTCACGATAACTCGTCCCCGTTTAATTATACTGGAAGCACGGTTTCACAACAACAGATGGTTTGTTATGAAATACAATTATTGAAACTTGTATTGCCAAATATTGAACTTGAAAGTGGTGGTCGAATAGCTTTATATCCTTATGTCTATGTAAAACTTCAAAATTCTAATAGTCCTAATAGAGGAATTACAAATATTATTTATTCAAATAATCCTAATTCTAAAGATATGTTATTTAGAGCTTCTATAGACGATACGTCACATCCGTTAACTATCCCATTCGTAAAATTAAAGGGTGATGATATGGTTCAAACAATAAAATTTAAACCTAATGATAATTTAAGATTTGGAGTATATTTACCAAATGGAGAACCATTAAAAACTGAATTAGAAGATACAGAATCTCCTTTAGAACCTAATCCTCTACTTCAAATATCTGCGTTATTTTCTATTAAGAGATTGTAAAATGTTATAATAAAAAATGAAAATTTAAATATAAATATTAATATTGTTAAAAATGTTGACAAAGACTATTTTTAATAAGAATATGACTAACTTTTACACTGATACTAAGATGACACCGTTGGATGATATAACTAATAAGGACAAGAAGGCTATTTCTACAGCTATTAATCAGGCTCTTAATAGTCGTTTTCTATCATCCAAGAAGTTGGCTTCTGTTCTTATGGTAAAAGGACAGTGTATTTTATGGGGAGAATCAACATAGACAAGCTATCGGGAAAACATTTTCTCACAGTGTACACGCTGAAATAAACACATTATTTAAATTTTTAAAATCTAAGAATGTGTATGATCTAAAAAAGTCAACTAAAATCGCAAATGGTGTTATATATGTTGTCAGATTAATGAATGAAACAGATGGGAAGAGTGAACATTTTAGTCATTTACTAGGAAATAGTAAACCGTGTAGTAGATGTCAAAGTTATTTACATAGACATAATGTTAAAAAGATTAAGTTTACAGATATAGTAGATGGAGTTAATGTATTGTGCGAAATGAAAATAAATATGTAAAAATGTATATTTTATATTTTATAAATATAAAATGTCTTACTACAAGTTAAATGATATATGTAAAAATTTTAACGAATCTATAACAGATAATACAAAATTTTATTCTTTAAATAATCAGGTCTATTATAAAGGTAATCCTTATATGATAAAATATCCAGGAGAATCAAGTTTATCCAATAAGTTTAAAGAACCAGATCATAAACATCAACCTGTAATTAAATCTTATTTTGGAAAGATGTACGAACACGATGCTAATTCTGATCATATGCATACACACAGTAACTGCGGTGTTGGAGGGTGTGGTAATGGACACGAACACGTTAACGACCATGCACCAAATCACGGACACGGTCCTTTACAAGGTTTTAACCATAATCAAACAAAAAGAATGGGTGCTTGTAGAACATGTAAACAGAGATAAAAATGTAATACAAACCACAAAATATTAAACAATAAAAATTAAAATAATTTATATTATTTTCATTTTATAATATAGTTATATTATAAAATGAAAATAGGAATAGTAGGAGGAGGAATATCAGGTCTATATATTTCTAACTTACTTAAAAATAACCACGATGTGACTATATTTGAAAGTAATAATTGGGGTGGTGATATTCAACACGATTTTATAGAGGATAAATGCTATCCAGTATCAACTCTATTTGTTATGCCCACAGATAAAATACTTAAACGTGAGCTAAAAAAAATAAATATTAAAACAAGAACAGTAATGGCGCCTTTTATTACATTTTTAGGACCGATATTATTGTTATTAATAATAGGACTTATATGTTTAATAAAATCAAAAAATACATTATTAAAAATATTTTCTATTATTTATATATTATCAATATTAATTATTACTATAATAGCAATTAACTCTCGTATGTGTCATTTAGTATTATCTTTCGGTGGAGATAAAAACTGTAATTCTATTAAAAGATTCTACAATTTTGATTATAGTAATATAATTGACCTACTTTTTTCAGGTATTCTATTTCCAGAAAATTGTGGTTTTTCTAAACTAGTAGAATCATATCTTACAGATAAAAATATCACTTATTCAAACAACAAAGTAACTAATATTTCTAGAAATACAAATAACTATACTTTTACTTTAGAAAATAATCAAAATATCACTTTCGACAAATGTATAATAACTTGTAAATACGATAATTATAAAAATATTATTTCACTTTCTGATGAAGATCAAAGTATTCTGTCAGGAACAGAATACTTTGATTTCTATAGTACTCTAATTAAGATGTCAGATAATCGTAAAAAATCAAAAGTTAAACATTCAATAGGAAGTTTTTATATTGAAGACGATGTATATCTTTTTGCTTCTCATAAACCTATCGAAGTATCCAATGACACATACTCTTTCAAAAAATCATATAAATGGAGAATGCCCGTTGTAATTAATAAGAATAAAAAACAAGAAATAAATAAGCCTGATAAAAATATATATTTTATTGGTAAAGAGTTATCAGGAAACGGTGTTAATTCGTGTATGAAATATGCAAAAAAGATAAGTAAGTTTTTTTAAATTAATTCTTTTTCAATAAGATAAAAATATAACTTAGGGAATTGATTTTATATTGAAGAATTAAAACTTATTAAAGCATTTCCAAGTGATTTTGAATTTTGTGGAAATTATATAAATAAAGTTAAACAGATAGGGAATGCTATTCATCCTATATTTATTACTCATATAATGCTTTACATTAAAGATATTATTAATAAAGATATCGCAGAATTATAATGATTAATCCATTAGTTTTAATTTTATATAATTTAAAAGATTATATAAAATTTTTATAAATATTATAATAAAATGTCATACGTTAATTTAGGAAATGTATGGTCTTGTAATAGATCTAATGTTGGAAAATGTAAATGTGATTCTAAAAATAAAACTACGTATCACTGTGTAAATTCAAGTATGTTACCAGTTATATATGAAAATGTAGAGAATAACAATTGTAATAGTGTTTTTTTATGTCCAGATAAAGGTGTTTCTTTGGAATTATCTGATTGTATACATGGGAATGCTGTAAAAATAGATAATGGTTGTTATTTGATGACTAACAAGATAAGTGAACCTTTAGGACCTAGTTGTAACTTTATCTCAAAATCTGATAAAGGAGTTGAAAGATTTTGGGTAAATAAAGATTATTGTGTTTATAATTCTAGTGGAGAGATAACAACTAATGCATCTAATTATAAAATAAGAAATGCTTTTAATGATTTTGATAAAAATATAAGCTATCCTGGGTATATAATTATAGGACCTAAATATTAATTAAATTTATTTATAAATAAATTTAATGATTAAACTTCTTGTTCGTCGATTTCAAAATAAAATTTTTCCCGTAATTTAGAAAGAACGTTGCACATAACATAATTAGTTTTATTATAAAAAAATATAGGTCTAAGACCTGTACTAATTAAACGCTCTTTTAAACTTATATTCTGATTAAATTTTTGTTCGGTAATATAGAATAAAAAAGAATAATTATCTTTATCTATAGAATTTATAACATCTTTAGAATCTATAACATCTTTATCTATATCTATATATTTTTTAGAATCTATAACATCTTTAGAATCTATAGCATCTTTAGAACATATATATTTTTTAGAATCTATAATTACAGGTATAGGAGATAAATTACTAAAACCATAAGTAAAATAGTTACTATATGTACTATATATATAAAGTCTTTGGAAAAATTTAGATACAAATCTTTTTTGTGAACGTGTCTGAGGAGATCCTATTTTTCTCCATTTTTCCTTCATATCTACTCTTTTATTGTGAAATTTTGTAGTTGCTGTTATAGCGTTAGAAGGCTTTATATTATAAAATGCGCATAATAAACACGCTACTAATATACCAGAACGACCATGACCACCTTTACAATGAATATATATTTTTTCTCCTTTATTTAAATTTTTAATTATATATTTTAATTTTAATATAAGAACAGAGAATGTTCTCCAATTAGTTGGTACTTTATTATCCTTTATTGGATAATGTATATATGTATAATCTGTATTATATGGAATGATTTTTGTCTCGTCTTTAAATGTTAAATCAACAAAAAATCTAACACCGTTTTTTTCTAATTCTTTCACCGAATCACATGTTGGGTAACTACCAAATAAAGCTTTATTAATCATAAAATAACTACAACGATTCATTATCTTTAATAAATTATATTATATGTTTTAATTTCATTTTTATTTATATTTATAAATAAATGAAAAACATTCATAATTATACAATTACAGAACTTAAAAAAATAGCTAAAGATAAAAAAATATCAAAGTATTCTCCTCTAAATAAGTATGAATTATATAATAGATTATCCGATAATAAAAATAAAGTTGCTTTTTGTTTTCTATTATACGATTCAATTCAACATTTAAATATTTGGGAAACATTTTTTAACGANGACCCTAATAAAATTAGTCATAATATATATACACATTTAAAAACGGTAACCGATAATACTCCTAAATGGATTAAAAAAGCTAAAGTAAGAACTGTTCGNACAGATTGGTGTGGGGAGGGTCTAATTAATGCGTTTGCTCAAATGTTAAAGAAAGCGTTAAAAAATAGTGATAATAAATATTTTGTCTTATTATCTGGATCATGTATTCCATTATATACATATAGAGAAACTATACAGAAAATAATGTCTTCAAAAAAGTCTAGAATATCGTATAAAAATATATCTGGTAATGTATTTGATGGTGAAAAGGGTGTTTATAACGCACATCAATGGGTTGTATTAAATAGAGATGTAGCTGAACAATACACAAGATTATATGACTCAAAAGATAATGAAGTTAAAACTTTTATAAAAGATTTCCGGAAATTATACAAGAAACATGGGGTAGTTGTAGGCAATAAAGGTGCTATAAAGTATGAAGATTCAACGTGGTTAGGAGGGTGTCCAGATGAAATTTATCCTATAAATTGGCTTCATTATGTATATGGGAAAGATTTATCTAAACACGTAAAGAAACAAATGTCTACTTATACATTTTGGGACTTTCAAAAAGATCCAGATCATCCGCACATATTCGATATGAAGTCTGTAAAAAAGATGAAAAATGAGATATGTAATACTGGTCATATTTTCGCAAGAAAATTTACAAAAGATGCTGCTAATTTTATAGCGATGAATTGTGGTAATAGAAATACTATTGTATATAAAGAATTAGTTGGACGAATTGGTAATCAAATGTTTCAATATGCGTCATCACTCGGTATAGCATATAAAAAATACGGAAAAGCGTGTATAATAACAGATACAGACTTAATTTCATATGATGAAATGAGAAAAGAGAAGGAAGATCTTATTAATGTATGTAAAGGTCCATTTAAAATTTGTAATTCTCTAAACATCTATTCAGATTTATTAACAGTTGTACCTGAAACTGGTTATGCTAAATACAATATTAAACCATTTATGGTTCCTGGAAATATTGAAATAGAAACAGATTTAGACCAAGGATTCTTACAATCTTATAAATATTTTAAAGATATAGAACCTATAGTTCGTAAAAAATTCAGATTTAAAAAATCTATTGAGAATAAAACTACAAAATTTTTAGAATCTATTAAGAATAATAATGAAACTATTATAGGTATTCATATAAGAAGAGGTGATCAACTAGGTCTTAAAGTATTAAATTTTCCTCGTATTTCGTATTTTAATAAATCAAGAAATTATTTCAAAGATATGTTTGGTCATAATGTAAAATTTGTAGTTGTTACAAATGATAGAAATTGGTGTAAGTCTAATTTGGAAAATAAGGATACTTCTATAGTACAACATACTAAGAATGCAATAGAAGATCTTTCTATATTAAGTAAATGTGACGGGGTGATTATGAGTATAGGAACATTTAGTTGGTGGGGTGCATGGTTATCTAACGGTCCAGTTATATATTATAAAAAGGAGTTTAATATGAAGAATAATGTGAATAAAAATGGTGTGAAAAAATCGGATTATTATTTGAAATCGTGGATTCCAATGAAATAATAAAATATAAATTTATTTATATAAATATATTTATATAAATAAATATGAGCTATAGATCTATATCTAATGTTGGAAGTTGTTCTGNAAATGAACCTTCAAATAATCCGTTAACATATTGTTTAACAACATCTCTTAATAATAGTTTTGCTCATGGAGCAATAGCTAATTCCCACTCAAGTAATACTAGTCGTAATTGTCAGGCTTTTATGGCAGATTATTGTGCTAAAAATGATAATGAATGGAATGAAAATGGGGTATGTGATATAATGTCTAGAAATATAAATAAACATTATGTAGACTTAGTACATTCGCATTCTTCTCCTATTAATAGTCATTATATAGATAATTTAACATACGGAGAAAAATTAATAAGAAACGCTGCGTCTAGAAAATACATATCAGAAATGAATAATGTATGTGAAATAAATAAAACCCCATTTGATCCTACATCTGCGTCAACTCCATTAGTAACATTATGGTCAGATAATTGTGTTCCTTTATACGAAGTAGATCCTAATGAAATAGATAATGATCCTGTTATGAATAGAATATTACAAAAACCTATAATAGCAATAGATATTTTAGTAAATATTTACAAAAATTCTGTTAAAAAAGGTATATTATACAAGTTAAAAGATACTAAATTATATAAGTTTTTTATGTNGAAAAATTTTCAAGATTATGTAAATAATTAATTATTAATAAATATTAAATTATATATCAATACAAGTAGATATATAATTTATCCTAGTCAACTTTTTCAACATCGTTTTTTATAGAAACTCTTATTTTTTTGTCTGTTTCATTCTTTTTGTTCACTTCTATATGTAATACNCCATTTTTAAAAATAGTTTTTATNTTATTTTTATTAGTAACACATATTGGTAGATTGATAATTCTATTAAATTTNCCGTATAATATTTCTTTTCTAAGAAATTTATCTTTATATATATTTTTTTTACTTCCTGATATATCTAGTTTGTTGTTATAAAAATCTATTATAATATCATCACTATTTACTCCAGGAATTTCTATTATAATATATAATTTTTCATCTGTATCTATCATATCAATAACTGGATGCCAAGAAGATTTATCTGTTAGTCCGGTGTTAATTAAATGTTGGAAAGCACCTCTCAAATC